GGGAAAGGGAGCAAGGAGACGACTCTTACAATGCGTTCAGACCGAGCGGCGGTGGCGGTGGTGGAGCTGGAGGTGGAGCTGGTGGAACCTCTGGTGGCGCAGGTGGTTCTGTTGGGGCGACTGGTACTAATGGTAGTGGAAATTCAGGATATGGCGGAGGTGCTGGTGGTGGCGCTGGGATTGGGGCTGGTGACACAAATGCTAGCGCAACATCCGGTGCTTGTGGTGGTCGTATATTGCCGGGAGCTGGTGGTGGCACTAACGGACATACAGGAGGCGAAGGCGGAGCCGCTGGAGCCGCTGGTGCTAATAACTTTACAGGCGGCGAGGCGGCAAGTGGCGGCGGTGGCGGTGGCTGGGGGGCAGCGGGTGGAAATGCAATCCAACCCGCTAACGAAAACAACAGTGGGGGTGCTGCTCAGACTGGTACTGGTGGGGCTGGTGGTGGAGCTGTTACAGGAACGGCTCGCACATTAAATAATTCTGGAACAGTTTATGGCTCTACCTAGAATATTAGAAGACGATCTATAAAGGAATAAGATAATGGAAACGCAAGAATGGCATTTATCTAAGAGCATCCCAGCTACATTTGTACTAGCTATAATAGGTCAGACTATAGCATTAGTATGGTTTGTATCTGCACTCAACAGTGATATTGAAAGTAACTCTAGGGATATTGTTCGTCACGAAATTAGGTTAATTGCATTAGAAAATATAGTACAGTCACAAGCTGTAACTATGGGACGAATGGATGAGAATATAAAAGCTATTCGTATAGCAGTAGAAAAGATGAGTGATCGTGATTAATATGTTTCGTATAGTTATTAGTTTAATTTTACTTGTAGTATCTAGCTCTGCTTATGCAGATGATACTATACGTACTGACACAACTGTAACATCTAACGGGTCTATGGACACAACTATTAACAGTCCACCGCCTAGCGCAATATCACCACAGATAAGTGCAAGTAACTCTGACTTGTGTACTGTAGGTGTAGCTGGTGCGGTTCAGACACAGATACTAGGTATTTCTGCGGGTCGGACGGTTAGAGATATGAATTGTGAAAAATTAAAAAACGCCAAAACCATGTACGATATGGGGATGAAAGTGGCAGCCGTGTCCGTAATGTGCCAAGACGAAAGAGTGTTTGATGCAATGATGAACGCAGGTACTCCTTGTCCTAAAGATGGTTTAGTAGGTGACAAAGCTAGACTTGCATGGGAAATGCAATCAGTAGAAGATGAGATTGAAAGAGATCAGAACGATGTTATTAAAAGGTTCTTCGATGGTAATACAGAAACTAAAACGGGTCTTAGTGTTATCCTTAGTACTCTGGCCTTCTTGCTCGTACTCTGATCCCTACAGTTATGGGGTATCAGGTAATGCAGCATCTACGGGATTATCTTGGGGTATGGCTTCTGTCTTACCATCTATTCCGGGCTTAGATGTAAGTGGTTTGTTTTATCGTTATACAACTATCAAGAACCCTGAAGATGACATGAAGGTACATGTTGGCAATCGTAATGCGTCAGGTGATGGTTATATCTTTAGAGAGACTGATGATTGGTCAGGCGTTCCGGGTAACAGTATTGTCAAGTACTTTCCTCTTGCTCATAGCTCTGCAACTAATTGGGGTGATGGATCAATTGACGTAGAAGGTACAGGCTCTGTAACAAACGCAACAGTGCTGTATAACTTCAGGATAGATGAATGTTATGACGAACAGTCTAACCCCGCCTGTCCGGGCTACGTTAAGCCTATACCAGTCATTCCTGTAGTAGAGATATATGATGCACTAGAAGATGATGCAGTAACAGGTACACTAGATACGGATAAAGAGTTTGAGTATGATTCGGATGGTAATATTATACTATCAGAAGAGGAAGAAGAAGAAGACACACGACTTGAGATGGGATTAACTGCATCTGCTAATGCATTAACCCTGTTTAAAACACAAGGACAGTCTGATATTATCATGGCTATTAACCTTGAAACTAATATAAATATGTATTATAATGCTAGGATTAATGGCGGTGCATATAAAGATGCTACTATGTTAGCCGATTCAAACATACCGGATAATAAAAAAGCACTACGAAACAATCTGGCACAACAACTACTTCACGAAGAGATGGTTAATATGCAGTACAACAAATGAGGTTTAATATGAAATATTTTATAATAGCACTTTTACTTTGTGCGTCACCAGTATTTGCTAACGTAAATATTGTAGGTAACGTAGAAGCTAAGTGCGTAATACAAACAACTAAAGCGGGTGTTTACGGCAACCCAATAGCAAGTAAGTTAAGCACAACACCTGCTGATGGTGGTGTACTGCCTATAGTCAGATACGATGTTTCTATTGCCGATGCTTACACAGCTAATATAACACATCCTACAGCGTTCAGTTCTTCTCCTACAATTAGTGACACTGTTGCTTGGACTGGTAGTACATTAGTTACACAGACATCTGTTGCTGGTATGTCAGCTTACAATGCCGCTAAGACAGTGGTAGGTAATAGCACTATATTTAACCTAACACTTGCAGGATCAACATGGTTCAGCACTGCTTCAAGTGCTATCTATGGTTCAGCAAAACCGCTACCGGGGGGCACATACACGGCTGTTGTGTTGGCTAGTTGCATTGCGAAGTAGAATCATCATAGCGTTTCTGTTCTGGGCAACAGCCCTATCAGGACATGAGATGACACCTGCATATCCTATACTAAAACCCTCACATGTTGCTGGTGTTGTTAAGGCGGAGATGTCTTTGTTTAATTCTAGAGAAGAGGTTAAGTATTACCAGATAGAACTGTTTGATTTAAACTGGAACAACTTACCCTTTTCATCTACGTATAAGATTATAAAGGTAGAGTATAGAGAACGTAAAGACTTTGATGTATACATACGTAAGTCAGATTTAGATATAGCTACATACATTTGCACTACATCTAAGGTTAAGAAGACTACAAAATCAAGTACGTTAATATCATCTAAGATATGTTCTAGGATTGATGGCAAGCCTGTATGAGACTAGCCCTTATACTTTTTCTTATGGCTGGCACAGCTTACGCAGACAGTAGTTCGTTGGCATTGTCTTTGCCTAACCCACCAATGAACTACCAATCAGACTCGTTTTCGTCAGGTAATCTAAGATGTAGTAACGCAGTAGGTGGAGGTGTAAACCTTGAGTATGGTGTAACAGGAGTACTTTCTGGATTGGATACAAACAGTCGTGGTAAAGACATAGGGGTTTATGCTCGTATAGTTATCCCTTTAGATAAGCCTCGTTCACGTATAAACTGTGATGACTTATATCAAATAGAGTTAGCCCAGCGCAGACTAGAGATACAAAAGCTACGAGATGAATTAGCTCAATTAAAGACTTTACAAGAAGCAGGGTTAAGGTCGAGTAAAGGAATGGACTTTGAAAATTAATGGTAGATTTAACAAAAGTAGAAGGGATAGAGAGTCGTGAGTTTAAAGCGGGTGGTGTTAAAATGTCGTTGGGTTCTATTACGGCTATATTCATATTTATATCTACAGTTGTCGGGGGTTTGTACGGCGGCTTTGTTATGTATCAAAAGATTGAAGAGGTTGCTGGTTTGGATTTGGGAGAGTACCAGCAACAGATGGAAGTAAATGACGCTAAGATAGTTGGTATATCTGAAAAGGTAGAAGAGAGTGTCGAGTATACTAGAGACATTAAGAACGGCTTGAAGGATGACATCTTACGTATTGAACAACAGACAGATCGTATTGAAGACATGGTACGTGAAAGTGAAGATAAGATAAGAGCAATGATAGATGCAGCTGAGGTTCGTTTTGAGAACCAAAGAGAACGTGTTAGGACTTCACAGAACACTGACATGAAAGAGCTAGAAGATAGACTAATGGGTAAACTACAGAGAGCTTTAGATAACCCTCTCGCAGATTAACATAAGAAAAGGCTTGACAGATAACTGGTAAGCTATTATACTTTGTCGTATGGCAATAAAAGGAACATAATAGAATGATGCAATTCAAAGGATTTAAACCCAAGGCCATGCAATCAATTGCAGGTAAGTTAGGGTATCGGGGTAACATGAGTGGGTTTAATGATTACTTAGCTCAGAACCCTGACAAAAAAACTACTATGGATATGTATCAAAATAAAGCTGTGCAAATGATGAACGGTGGTATGGCTAAACGTAACTATGCAGTTGGTGGTGTAGCAGAGTATGATCGTGATGCAATATCAAAGATTGCGCGTCCTATTGATGGTAAGTTAAGCCCAGATGTAGATCAAGGTTTTTATAACTCACAGGAATATAGAGACTTCCAAAATAATCCCGGAAACAGGGTGGGTACTACAGATATGTATGATAGCCCATTTTTTGGTTCTATGGGTTCTAGTAGTGTTGGTAAGGCGCAAGATAGAGCATACGAAGCATATTTAGCTACAAAAAACACAGACCCTCGTGAAGCTACAACAGCATCTATTGCTGACATTTCTGCACAACGAGTTCAAGACCCTAGATTACCAACAGGTACACAGGTTAATCCTGTAGGTACTGTAGCACAACAAGATCAACTTATTGATCCAGCTAGTGGGCAATTAAAAGGTGACATAGTTTCACCTACTGCACTTGCAGATACTACTCAAGCTACAGCGCCTACAGCTACAGAAGCTTCTACCATTGATCCACGTACTGTATCTGCCGATGTAAACGCCGTAGCGGATGCAACTACTGCCGCACAAGGTACTGTTGATCCTAATGCAATAATAACAGGTGCACAGCAAACTACTACAGCGGTAAGTGATCTCACTGCCGCGCAAGGTACAACTACTCTTATGAGTAATCCTGTACAACGTAAGATAGAAGCTGGTGAATTAATTACTGGTGTAGCAGATGCCGCTGTAGCTTCTGCGTACACAGAACAGATACAAGCCGCTACCGCTACGCCCACTGACAAAGCTACTGTAAAAGGTCAGCTTGATGGGTTGATGAAAGACTTTGATGATGGTGCTACACCTTCATGGGCCGCTGGTGCAATGCGAGCTGCAAATACTGCAATGATTGCACGTGGTCTTGGGTCGTCTTCTATGGCAGGTCAGGCAATAATACAAGCTACAATGGAATCTGCTTTACCTATAGCACAAGCAGACGCAAAAATAGTTTCGATGTTTGAAGTACAGAACTTGTCAAACAGACAACAACGTGCTATGCTTGCAGCAGAACAACGTGCTA